TCACATGGACCGCCGCGAGAATCGACACCACATGCTCTGAGGGCGGCAACACCCCACCGATGTCAGCCGCGGCACTTAGCACTGCGACCCAGAAGGTTTTCGACTTGAAGATGCTTTTCATATCCACCTCTGTTCTAAATCCATCGCTGTGTTCGGGTTGACTTATCGCTGCCAGGCTCCCCAACATGCCGCACTCGATTCTCAACCCCAGCAGCATCCATGTCCCGCTTGAGTTCGCTGCGGCTCCGGTAGCGCTTGGGCTGAGGCGATAAGTTCTCAATCACCTGATCCATCTCGTCTCCGATGACCTTTGGCGCACTGCCGGCGACCCAGATGGCATCAGCCTTCGCCCCGCATGTGCGACAACAGACTCCGTCCCGTGCGCGCAGCCAGACGAACGCCTCGAAGCGATGACCACAGACCCGACACTGGAAATCGAACATCGGGATATTACACCCCCAAGGCCTTCCGAAGCTGCACTCGGCGCCTCGGAGATAAATATGTGTAGATGGTATAGGCAAAACCTCTCGCACGCGGTCCAGTCAACGCCCACACACTGCAAGGACTGAGGTGTAGTGCGTAGGATTTTCGATAGTACACAGATCCGCCGAACAGACGCTTCAGCTTTTCGAGCAGCCATATGTCTTTCTGGACAATCAGCACCGAGAGCGACGGCCGCGAGTGACGAGGTGCTGCACAGGTCCCCTCGCCCTCATACACACCGGCTGCCCAAGCAATATCAAGGGCACATGGCTTTTCACTTGGAGCAAGACGCGCTGTAATCCATGTTCGTGATCGTCCGTCTTTACGTTCGGCCATCACCCAATACTCCCGCCGGTGGGTGGGCCTGTCAATTGGCCTGACCGCTCCGACTGATGTTGCGAAATTCTATCAGCTTGTGGCGCAGCGCCCCCGTGCGGCTCGGGCTGTCCGGGCTGCGCCTGTTGCTGCTGGGCCTCTTGCTGTTGAGTCGCCACGTCAAGGTCTTGCTGTGCCGACTGCTGCGCCTGCTGGATCGCCTGAGGCGAAATCTGAATCCCCCCTTGCTTGAGGATCTCCATCACAATCGGAAAGGCCGGGTTGAGCGGATTGATATCTTCCCCTCTGAGGGTAATCCCAACGCTGGGCGGCGGCGCTTGCGGTTGTGGAGGCGGCGGCTCCGGTTTCACAAACCGGCTCGGGTCGAGATTCTTGAGTCGGGCAATGCGAGTCAGCAGTTCCCCGCGCTCGGTGCGGTTGTCTTTGGCGCTGAGGTTGTACAGCTCGACCAAATCCTTGAACTCCTGGGCGGCGTCTACTCGCGCTGAGCTATCCGGACGCGCACTGTAGGCAAACCGGCCCGCGATGGTCTGCTTGTTCCAGGGTTGCAGCCGCTTGATCCCATCCTGCCCAACAATTTGGATAAAATCCTGGTCGTCGGCAAATTTCTGAATCAGGGCCCCGAGCTTTTCCACGCCAGCGACGAAGAACTTAATGACCTGGCGCCGCTCGTAGTCCATCCGACTCGACACGTTCGAGCTGATGTTCCGAATCTCGGTCGCGGTCGTGCGGCCTCCAGTTTCCTGCCCGCGCTGATTGGCCCCAAAGCCCCAGATCTCATCTAGGTCCCGATTGATGATGCTGTCGAACTGAAAATCCTCGGGGGGAAAATGGGCACGAGGAATTTCGCCCAGGGGCAAATTATTGGCGTCGGCACCGGGGATGGGAATGACTGCCTGCCAGACGTTGCGGCGTAACTTCTCCATCGTCGGCTCGCCACCAATGCGGCCCGGATCGGCCCAGCGCATGGGGGTGTTGCGGTCCCGCTGATTGAGCATCTGCGTTCGGCCGCGGCCGAGTTCGCTGGTCTGGGGACGGCCCATTGTCGTCTCAGGAACCGGGTAGGCCGTGTCCGAGACATACCGCAGGGCCCCAATGTGAACCGGGAAGCCCAACATGCCCTCGATTTTGCCGTTCTGATTGGTCTGATAGGGCGAGTCCATGTGGCGGACCGACTCGTCAATCCCGTCGAGCAGCACCAAGTAGCGCAACTGTTCGGGATGGACGACATCTGCATCATAGAGACTCGCTCGGTACCAAATCTCGTACCCCTTGACCCGATGCGTCTGAACCGTGCTGTCCTCAGGCTTCTCGCTCTTGAGGCCAACCTTATCAGGGTGGCCGACGGCGCGGTCAAAGTCGTCGCTCAGATCGTAGCGGCGCTTGATGACTTCCCAGTCGTCCTCGAAGGTGAAGCCCAACCACGGGGCACGGTCGTAGTTGAAGCCGGTGAAGTTGGGGGGGATTAGGACCGCGGCTGGGCTCACGCGCTGCCAGAAGTACCGCTCATGGACGATATTGGGCATCTGCCCCATAATCGGTTCCATCTGCGGGGGCGGCTCGCTCAGCCCGAGTACGGCGCCGGGCACCTGGGGCGGAGGGCCTTCAACTGGCCGCTCACCGGTTTGAACCGACTGCGCCCCGGCGTCGAAGTTCTCGTACCCAATTTTGGTCACCAGCAACCCGGTCATCTGGCAGTCGAAGGTGACCTCGGTCATCATCGTGCTGGCGTCAACCCCGTTCGGCCCGAGATAGTGATTCAGGACGGCCTGAAAAATATTGACCGCATCGTCGAGGCCGGGGAGGCGCGGCGTGAGGTTGATCTCGGGATTCTGGAAGAACAACTCCGCCTTCTTGCGCTCGACGTTGCTGAAATCTTTGGGGACAGTGACCGTATCAAATTCAGGACGGCTGCTGAGCGTCTTGCCCAGGTAGGACTGCACATTGCGGTCCCAGTCGCCCTCTTGATACGTCTTGCGCTTGTCTTCGGCGGTTTGAATCTGGTCCTTCCAATAGCTGAGGCTGCCGTGTCCCTCTTTGGGGAGTGGCAGCAGCGGCATGTCAAAGGATGGAGGCATGATTCAGATCAAACCGGGCGCACGTTGTCTTGCCCAATGATACCACCGCCGCTGTTAGTCAGGCACAAGGTTTGCAGCATGGCCCCGAGGCTGTCAGGTGGCAAGGGCGGTTTCGCGGCCGGTCCAGGCGGTGACGGTCGGCTCATCAGCAAGTAGCGCAAGGCATCGGCTGCGTGGTCGTCTCCTTCTGTATCGACATCCTCGAACCGGGTCTTATCGTGGACCAGTCCGGGGAGTGTCTTGAGCAGATACTCACAGGACGGATCAATCGTGAGCCAGGGTGTGCCATCAGGTGCCTCGCGCAACCAGTGCCGCACGCGCTGCCAGCCATTGATGCGCTCATGCTTGGCCGGGCGCATTGCCACCCCGGCCCGCTGCATGGTTTCGGCGATGCTCTCCCCAAGCTGACCGCTACGAATCCACATGGACGGGTCGGCGGCAATCGACACGTCCGTCAGCAACTGTTCACGTTGGCGACGGAGCAGCTCCTGCGCCACCTCAGCCGCCACGGTTTCGCGGAACTTGTACTCCCGCTCGATATGGAGATGGCCGTCGGGCAGATAGACCGACCAGAGGCACACGCCAGGCGAGGCATAGCCCCAGTCCAAGCCGGCGAGTCTGGGCAGCGTGGGATCAATCGGCCCCAGCGATTGCACATGACGTGTGTACCGGAATTCCTGAAAATACTGCCCCTCGAACACGTCCCAGGAGCCATCACGCCAGGCCGCTTTGGTGACAGGGTCGAGTGCGTTCAAAAACGCCTCATAGTCGGCGTCGGGGTAGGGGTTGTCGTCGAGTTTGGACTGAATAAAGCAGTATTGAGAGGGATCGTAGGATCCATACCGATCCTTATCCACAAGTTTGGTAATCCAGCGATCCTTGACCCACATGGCGCCCGGGTTGGTGGCCGCCACGATGCACGGTCTGAAGGTCGAACACGCGATTCTGGCCGTCGAGGCGATTCGAACAATCATGTCTTCCTCAAACGTGCCCAGCTCATCGGGGAGGACGAGGTTGTACTCAGCCGACAGGTAATGGTCGGCGGCCTGCATGTCCTGACAATGACCCAGCTCGATAATCGAGCCATTTGCAAACCGCATCACCGGTGGCTTGAGGGAGGGGACATAGTCAGCGCCCAGCGCAATGGCTTCCGCGCTCATCCAGCGCATGTGAGACTTTTCCAGCTCGGGATAGGTGCGGCGGAGCAGCAAGACCTGAAACCCGGGGATTTTGAGGCAGTAGTAGTACGCCATCCAGCGCAGGAAGCGACTTTTGCCGCCGCCTCGTGCGCCACCAAACAGAATCCACTTATACTGTTGAGAAGCCACCTGCTCCAGCGCCTCGACTTGCCGCGGCAACGGGACGTACAGCAACTTGAGCTTGGGCGCTTTGCCAACCGGAATGCACCACGGGTTTTGGCGCGCCAGACAGGTCGGGGTGAGGCAGGACCAGAAGCTCAGCTGATGCTGGGTCACCTGGACAAATGGCTTCTGGCACCAGCAGCAGGTTGCACGCATCGATGGCCCCATTGTTGCAGAGGATTTGACACCATGTCTAGCATCCGCTTTCCCGCCGAGGCCGTGGATCTCATGCGTCGGATCTATGAACGGCTCCCTCACTTACCGTCTGGGGACGAGGATGCCAGGCGAGTCTTGATTCGCGTGTGTGGGGAGCAGTTGTGCTACTCGCTCGGTCCACGCTGGGGCAACAAGAAGCGCGCCGGGTTGTCTGATGCGTTTCGCTCCAAGGACGCGATGGCCTATCTCGAGGATGACGGCACCTGTAGTGTGTGGGATACGCAGAACGGATGGACGCGCGAGCTGATCGTCAAAGCCGACAGCCCACCGGACTATCCGTCTTTGCCCACAAGCGAGGCCACGTTTATTCCTGTTGAGCCAATCAACCATCTTGCGGTGCCAGTGCCTCAGCCTGTGCCCCTCCCGCCCGATCGCTCACTCGAAATGCGTGTCGAGGCACTTGAACTTGCGCAGGGGGCTCTATTGGCTCATGTCAACGCGCTGCGTCTTGAAGTCGTGGCCTTGGCTCAAGCGCTTGTCACGCTCAAGGGTGAAGTTGTCTACAAACCGTTGCCTCGCTATGTGGGCGTCCTGTCCGTATTTGGGTACAAGAAAACCATCATTTCGACGCCTGAGTCATGAGACGGTCTGGTGCTCCGGCACCTCAGTTTTACGCACAGCGCAGCCCAGATAATCCTTCTTCCCGTGAATGACGAGCACCCACGGCCCGGATAGCGGCACCGTCCAGGTCATCTCAGTGGACGTATGCTCCAGATGCACGGGTCGTCCAGGCTGACGGTCCCACATCTGGTGGTGCCAGTCCTGATCCATTCCTGTACCCTCACATCAAATAGGGTACACTACCCTCATGCCTGGTGCCTCGATGAACGCGTTTCTGCGTCGGATGCTGGAGCGACGCGTGAAAAAGGAATCGCCTCCGCCGGCTGATCCCACTCCATCACCTGAACCCAAACCCCGATTGTTCAAGAAAGCCTGGTCGGTTGAGAACGCCATGGCGAGCCCAGAAGGGTTGACGCAGTCGATTGAGCAACACGATGCGGCTCGGCGTCGGATTTTGAAGTAGGAGCCCTGATGTCCATCGCCAATTTCTTTGCGCGCAAGGTCCTCGGCAAGCGGCTCGGCGATATCGAGCTGCCCAATGAATCCGGGCGTGTCGATCCGCGTCTCAAGCGCACTGACCCGAAAGAGGGCTACCGCCTCGTGCGGGAGTCTCTCGACAGCATCAAGCGAGGACAGAAGAAGTAGGGCCGCCTACTGAATCCTCGGATTGCTCGGCGCCGTCGGGACCACCACAAACGTAAAGGCCAGCACCGTTGACGGTGCAGACTCCCCTGCCACGTTGCTCGCGGTCAAGCGGAGCGTATGGGCGCCCGGAGTAAACGCCGGGAACGCCACCGTACAGATCACGGGCGTGATACCGGTGCAGGCCACATTGGCCAGGACAATCCCCAGCGCGGATCCGTCTGGATAGTAGCGGTAGGTGAACGCTTGAGCTTCGGCCGCGGTCGCCACATTGGACTGGTCCCAGGCCAGGTTTGAGTTGGCGGTGCCAGTTTGCGCGTAGGCGGTCGGCGCAATAAGCGCAAGCATCGCGATAGCCGCAAGTATGTGTCTCATGTTTTTCTGTACCTCTTCTTCCGACGTTGTTGCCGTGTGCTCGTCGGATCGCGAAAGGCGCGCAACCTGAACCCCTGGCCCTGTCGCCGGATCTGCATGACATGCACGAGGCCGCAGTCGCAGCAGGCCACGTTGAGTACGCCATCGTCGAGTGTGACCCATTCGCCATCAACCAGTGTGTGGCGGACAGGGGTGATGAGCTTAGACAATCGACACGTGGCAGTGAAAATCGAGCGGACAGCCGGTCGTTGATGGCTGATAGGGCGAGAGCCCACAGTTTGGGCAGGTGTCGTTTGTCACCTGCGTTGGGAGTCTCGGACCGCACCAGATGCACACCAAAGCGTAGTAGATATAGCAGCGCCCACACTTGGGACATTTCAGGCCAGTCATCGTCGTGCTCCGAGCCAGATGAGTGCCCAGATGCCAAGCACAATCAAGACCCCATGCAGGAACAGGAGCAGGCGTTCTTTCCACGTCATCGATGGACCCTCAACTGATTTGAGGCTGTATACGCGACCGTGCCGTCTTTTTGCTCGTAGCCGATTTCCGCCCACACCAGCCAATCTGAATCTTCAGCCCGAATATACTCCCAATCGACCTCGACGATCGTTGAGGTCAGATCCAGCCCCCCACACTTGTGCGGCTTGTACCGGCCGTCTGGGAAGTTCACCCGCGCCTCTTCGCGTATTCGCTGCTCTTGAAAATAGACACAGGCCCAGATGGCTCCCTGCTCGAAACGCACGCTGAACGTCTCGGATTTACTGGTGTAGGACATCCACGGCGCCGCGGCCAGTACGGTCATCAGCAGCGAGAGCAGCGTGCCTATGATACAGACCGAGACAAGGTAAAACACAATCTTCAGCAGCGTGAATTGACGTGTGGTGAGTATCATACGGCTTCTGTGTGCAATGGTTGTGCCAGCTGCGTTCAGCATGCTGTATTCGCGAATATCGAACAGGCGCCGCATCATATATCACGCATATGATGCTCTGCACAGCATCACGGCCATGCTATCTATCGTGGCCATGTTCAGTATCAATGAACAACCGCCCAGTTTCGCTTTCGCTTCGCTTATCCAAAATGTTGGAGAAAATGTTTAGGCTCAGGGGGCCCCGGAACCCCCCACCCGCCTGGGCCACATTCGCGCGCCGGCGGGCTGGTGGAGGATTATAGGGCTGCCTCGTCCTCGTCTGGCACCGTTATTGCAGGAGCAAGAATCATGCCACTAGCCTCGGCCTCAATAACCCCTTTGTTATCAATAGGTACCGGA